TCCCTATAGCAATAGAGCTGATTTTGTAAGTAGAACCCCTGGTAATGGTAATTTTGAGTTGGTTGCAAAACTTAAAAATCTTGAAGCAAGATTGGCTGCATTAGAAACATAATCATTGCAACTATGGTTAATGGGGCGCATCTGAGGGCTCGGGAAACCGGGTCTTTTTTAGTGCATTCTGACACCTACGTTATAATGGAATTATGTGAGGATGGTGCGCGCTGATGGGCGGCCTCTTAATAATAAATAGTATTCCGGAAGGATCGATAATTATGACCACTCCAAGAAAACAAATCGCGGCTGCAGCGGCTGGTGCTCAAATGAGTAATTTCTTTATCGACTATATTGGCACAATCAGCGTGAAGGCTTATGGAGCTAAAGGTGGAGGCATATTTGACGATACAGGACCCTTCCAGGCTGCCATTGACGCTGCTAACGTAAATGGTAATAAAGAAGTTTATTGTCCGCACGGTACTTACAAAGTAACTGCTCTTACAGGCACATCTGGAATAACCTTTGTCGGTGACAATGTGACCATTGTCGGAGGAGCGGATATTATTGTCACAAATTTAGCAGAATATTCGGAATTCAAATCAAGTATCAAAAAGGCTTTCGTAAATGTAAAGTTACCACCTGCCCCATTAGTTGCTGCGGTTGGTAATGGTGTTATAGACGATACGGTCGCAATTCAGGCTTGCATAGATTATGTCTGGAACTCAGGCGGCGGAACAGTATTTTGCCCTAGTGGGAAATACAAAATTACATCATTATGGGTTCATATAGGAGTAAATATACAAGGTGTTAGTTGCTTTGATAACAACTTTCAAGACGGAGGTTCATCTGATATATATAAAAAGGGTAGTTGGTTTTTCTGCACAGATACTGTCAATGCAGCATTACTACTCCAATTTGGCAGTTATATAAAAAACGTGTCATTCTTTTATCCTAATCAGAGTACAAATTCCGCTCCTATTGTATATCCAGCCAGCATACAGATCATAGGATCATTTGGAATGGATCTAATAGAAGAATGTTATTTTGATAATAGCTACTGGGCGATAGATGCGTCTACAGGTTTAAGTCATAGCGGAATAACTATAAAAAATTGTAAAGGGACTCCACTAAAATACGGCATTACACTTGATGGCGGAAGTGATGTTGACAGAATAGAAGATGTTCATTTTCACTCGCACTTTAGTTATCGAGTAGGTGATGTACTCAAGGCTTGGATAAGTGCAAATGCAGTCGCTTTTAAATTTGGCTATTCCGATTGGGCGATGATGAGCAATTGTTTTGCTTATGGTTATCAGTGCGGATTATATTGTGAAAATGGAGCATCAGCAAGTGCGACAAATTATCTTTCCGTAATAAATTGTGGATTTGATGCATGCCAAACAGGAATATACACATCCGGAAATGTGCACGGAATAAAGATTGTCAATTGTAATATAACAGCACATTCACCGTTTGATTCAGCTGCTATTTGTATAGCTATTAATTGTACAGCTGCAGGTGAAATGACCATTTCAAATACACAAATATGGGGAACAACAGGAACCGCGATACGATTAGTTAATGGAAATCATGTAATCCTAGATAATATTTGCATTTTAGATTTCGGTAGCTTGAGTAGTTCTGGAAACTTAATTTCTGCAATGATTTTATCTGCTAATAATTACCTTGACATAAAGAATTGCCATATTGACGGGAAAGACAGACAGTATGTGCGAGGAATATGGCTACTTGGAGGTAATAATTGGGTAAAGATAAAAGACAGCACTATAAAATCTATGGGTATAGCAGGGTCAAGACAATACGGACTATCACTTGATGCAGGAAGTAACTATGTTATATGCAAAGATAATCAGCTTAAGGATACCAACGGTGTCATAGATGGACTTGGAGATGTTACAAAAGATATTGTTTCAAATATGAGTGTATAGCGATTAACCAATCTTGCTAAATATGTTATACTTTTTTATATTATAATACCAATAAAAGAGGCTGAATAAAGTTTGGATGAACAGCGTTATTTTTGGATCGATTTTTTAAAAGGGATTGCGATACTTGCGGTTGTAATGAATCACCTATATGGCATCGTATACAGCAGTCAAAAGCTTGTTTTGCTTACTGCTTATTCTGTAACTTTGCTTGTAACATTGTCAGGTATCACCGCATGCATCTCAGTCAATAAAAGAGACTCAATAGACTGGAACTATTTGAAAGGTAGACTATTAAACATATTTGTACCTTATAGTATTGCAGTATTATTCGCTCACTTATATACTTACAAGGGAAATTTCGATTTGTACCAATATTTAAAAGAATTATCATCATTTTCTTTTAGCGGTTATTATTTTATTGCTATTTTATTGCAACTGATTCTAGTTTCTACTTTCTTGGTTTGGATATTTAAATCCTGCAATGGTAGCATAATAAAGCAATGTATTTTACTGGTGCTTACTTACTTTTTGAGTGTTTTTCTTGAAAGATATGCCGCGGTTCAAGGTATTGTCCTTGGTGGCAAATATGTTCTGGGTGGCAGCTTTCTATTTGTATTTTGCATTGGAATAATGTTTTATTATAATAGAGCACTTTTAAGCGGGGAAAGAGTAAACATAATTTTATTGTTAATTTCATTGATAGGCGCCGCAACATTTATTATAAATAATTACTTGATAAGAGCATGGACAAATCCACCAAATAAGTACAACATAATGTATAGTGCGTTTATCTTCTTTATATTCTATGCTCCATTCCAAATTTTTAGCGAAAGAATATGGAATAATAAAGTTACCAATATTATTGCTGATCTTGGAAAGAATTCGATGTATATTTTTTTATACCATCTTCTTTTTATATCTTTAGCTACTGATGCATGTTTTAAAAAAGCATTAATAGAAGGTTCAATTTTATTTAAATTATGGGTAGTGATACTTAGTATTATTCCCCCATATTTTATTGGAAAATGTTTGCGACCATGGATCAAGAAAAGAATGTTTTATAAAAACACAACCGAAAACTAATCAAACTTCATCGCTACATATTTGGATCATTCCGCGCAAAAGCTTCTGATAAATCAGGAGCTTTTAGTATTTACAGCAAAGCATGTTAAAATCAAAGTAAAGAATTCTCAAGGAGGCATATTGATGTCAACGCTTCAGGAGTTAATTACCGACATAGATGAAAGACTTCCAAATACTTTTACTCCTGCCCGAAAAATCGGGTGGATGCAAGATAAGCTCAATGAGATATGGCCGCACATAGCGTTTACCGATAGCTATGAATTCGATACTATTGGAGGGCAGCAGGTATATGTGCTGCCGTATTACATCAAGATCCAGTACATAGAGGGTGTTTTTGTGTCATCTGTTACGGAGGAACATATCACTGCCTCGACCAACTGGTATGAACATAGATATCAACGACCAAACGAGTCGGTGTCCGGACGAACATTTTACGATGTTCTTGGGTCGCTTGGCATATCCCCGGCCCCTGATGCAAATGGATATAAAGTATCAGTTATCATCAGGAAAAAACCGCTCGAGCTCGACGCAAACGATCTTGACGCTGCATTCGATTTCGATGACGAACTCAGCCATATGCTCAAGTATGAAGTCATGCGGATCATAGCGGAATCACCGCCGTATGAATCGGCTGCACGGGCACAATATTTTAATAGCAAGATGAATGAGGTATTTGATCTGATTCTTGAACGCGAGTTGCGCTATAAAGTTAAGATGGGCAATAAGGCTAGGCCGAACTCATGGTGGAGGAGGCACTGATCTATGGACATGGATAACATATACGCCCGCGGTGGGAAAGAAACTATCGTATTTGAAGGAATCAACGCTTCGCTTCCTCCTGGATTTGACATCAAATCCGGAGAGCTCACCTATGCCAGAAACCTGGATTGTCATAAAAGTCCTTCCGTCTTGTCGGTCCGCCCTGGCCGATCCCAATACGCAAGCCAGATCAACACCCCGAACGCCGCCGGCTGCCGGGACAATGCAAGCCTGCATGTTCTGGATGGTGGGGAATGGAAGCGGTGGGACGGCTCCGCGTGGCAAACCGTTGCTTCCGGATTGACCAGCGCACCCGGGAAGATATTTGATTTCAAGACGGCCGACAAGACGTTGACGGTCCTTCTCAATAGCACCGACAAAAAGTACTGGGACGGATCCTCGATCGTCGATATGGCCGCGGCGCCGGCAAGCAAATACTGCGTCGGCCATCGATACCGTCTGTATTTTGCCGATGGGAACGCAATCAAAGCATCGGAGCTGTCGGACCTCACTACATATCCAGCCAACTGCATTATACCGGTTACGAAGGCAAAGGGACCGCTCATTGGGATAACCAGTTTCAGCGATCATGTCATTGTTTTTACAGAAGGATCCTATCACAAATTGTACGGTATCGAACCGTACGACTGGGAGCTCATTGACAAGGATACTGGCTGCATCAGCGACAGATCGATCATTGAATTTAAGAAGTTCCTTTGGTGGCTTGGTCCGGAAGGAACCGCATTAAAATATGGCGGAGGAGATCCGGTAGAGATCAGTGATGCCGTTTCAAATGAATACCTGAAGGAGATCAATTCCAGTTATAAACACCTGTGCTGTGCCGGGGCAGCAGAAAAATCGATCTTCTGGAGTATACCGCATGGTACAAGCACGGTGAATAATCTCATCCTGGAATACCGGATTGACCTTAACCGCTGGTATGTTCATACGGGGAATGTAGCTCAGTTCGCAAAAATCGGTGGGATTCTTCTCGGGGTAGGCAACGACGGAAGTATTGTGAAGATGAATTCCGGCCTCGATGATTCCGGAACGCCAATATTATGGAGCGGTATCACGAAGCCGTTCCACGATATGTCCGTCGCAAGTAAAAAGACGGTCAGGCAGATGTACCTGGTAGTTGATCTTCCATCCGGAAGCTTTTTCACGCTCAGCGGATCCAAAAAGGAAAGCGGATCCGATTTCAGCATACTAAAGACACTTTCCGCTGCCTCTGGGCTACAAGATCAGCAGATCCTTGTCCCGACAAACCTGCTGCAGCTGGCAAATTGGTACCGGCTTAAGTTTGAGGGAACCGGCCCATGTGATATCTATTATCTGTACAAGGAAATCGGAAAGAGGGGTGATTTCTGATGAGCAATTTTAATTTCCAACCTGGCTCTACAATTGAAGATACCGTTCAGATGCTTATCGAACAGCTCAATTGGATTATGAGCAAGCTTGACAGCCGGAATGTAAAGCGGCTTTTTACTGAGCAGTGCGATATTCAGTCGGAAGACGGCTCCACCCAGATTAAAGGTCCGCAGATCATTATGAAGGATGCCGCCGGCAACGTGAAATTGATCCAGGGGCTTGATAAGGCAACCGGCACTTTTGTTTTCACTCTTGAAGATGGTGTCATCACCGGCGGTAAATTCCAAACAGCAAAGACCGGCGCACGCATCGAAATAACAGGTAACAAACTGACCACATACAATGCTGTTGGCCAAATGCACGGACCGCGTATTTATCCCGGTGATGGCGATATAGTATTTTGCTATAATGGTATTCCTGTGTTGAGCGTAGGCCTTGCCGGACTTGATGGTGTAAGTATCCAAGCTCAATCTGGATACCCTTTGATAATTGATGGATATCCCACGTATGACTGGGTGATTGATCATACTTCCAGAAGTTCGGAAGAGACATTCGGCGTTTTTGGAGTAGGCCCGGCTTCTCAACAGACAGCAGCATTACTTCCCGAGGATGGAAGCTCCACAATGCATGATATCGAAGTAAAGATAAATGGAATTCTCAACAAATTGGCAGTATATGGCCTATTTTCGATCGATTAATATTTAAGGAGGCCTTCAGATGGCAGTTTTCAAATTTGGATCCCAGGATCCTATTCCGACCGGGTACCAGCCGATCAGGGACTTGCTCACCGGCATGGGCTATAAACCTGAAAATATAGGGTACAACCCGCAGACAAAGAATCCGATCCTGATGGGCAACGAACTGGATGCCTCAAAATTTATCGCCGGAAGCGATTCGCATTATTACTCCGACCAGAACACGCTAACCTCAATGCTGACCAGCCTCGGGCTCATGCCTACGCCTCAGATAACATACCAGGACCCATACGGAAAACAACTGCAGGATGTAGTGTCTCAAATTCAAAACAGGCCAGCCTTTCAGTATGATTCAAGCACCGATCCCGGTTTCCAGCAGGCCAGCAAGGATATTCAGAGCAAAGTGATGCTTGATTTTGCCAAGCGTAATATGCTGTATTCTCCGGCCACCGGTGAGGCTGTCAGCCAGGGAATCGCAAATGCGCTTCCCCAGTACGAGCAGGCGGCATATTCAAGGTATCAAAGTGAGGGCGACCAACTCTATAACATGTTCAATGTGGTGATGAATCTTGCCGACCGCGACTACTCCATGTACAAGGATGCCATTGACAATAGTTATAGGGAATGGGAAAAGAACTATACCATCCAGCAGGACCAAATCGCTAACCAATATAAACGGATCGAATATGCCTATAAAAAGCTGGATGAAATTGAGATGGCAGATAATGAGGTTGCGGCCATTCTTGGGATACCGGTAGGCACAAAGAGCCAGGCGGCCAAACAGCGTGCGGAAGATTACCTGCAAAAGCTCGAAATTATGAAGAAGGAAAACGAATATAACGCCCAGCAGCAGGCCAGATCCCTTGCGAACGATAAGGCCCTGATTGATTACCGGGATAAATCAGACTTGAAGAAGCAGGAGGCAGAAAAAGGGACGGCTGATCAGCAGAATTATTATGCCCAGTTCCTTAACCTGTATACCACCGACCGACAGTGGAAAGACGATCCTCAAAAGGCGCTTCAGAACGTGCTGGCGAGGCAGACGCAGCATGAAAGTCTTCTCGGCACTTCCTTATATAATAAGCTCGTCAATACGTTGCAGTCCCTGTCATCGGTGACAACCAAGGTTGATAAGTCCAGCGCCGGCAAGACGCTTTCCATGAGCGAAATCAACAGCACGGCCGAAAACATGGAGGTAAACGGGAGCAGCGTGCAGGATATCGGCACTTTCATTGTTCAATCGCTTGTCGACGCCGGGTATAGGGATGATCAAATCATGGGGCAGTTGAAATCTCGCGGGATAACCTACAACGAGGATACCGGGGAATTTTCCAAAATAGCTGGTTAACGAAGGAGTATATCATATGGGAATGTTCGATAAGGTTTTGAATAACAGCGGCAGTACAAGCAGTGTTGGAACGTCGAATTACAGCAGCACCGGAAAGTTCAGAAAGCTTTTTCAAACAGAGGATGATGAGTTAACGTCCGGGCCGTCATTTTCAAACAATCTTTCCCAAAGCAGAGGACCTTCAAAATCATCCGCCATTCCGGAAATGTCCATCGGGGAAAAACTTTATGTTCTTTCTACCAAATATGAAATGCCCAAACCCATTGCGCCCAAAATCGGATATAGTAAGAAATTAAAGGTGCCTGAGACCATTATCGGCGAGGGGAAGGATAATTACTATGTGAGGTATACGGACCCGTATACGGGCAAACAAGAGGTTTCTTGGGTTGCCAAGTCTGATATAGATTTTAACCCGGCCGACAAGGACAAAATGGATAAGGACTATCAAAATAGGCTTGCCCAAATCGCAAAGGGGAACGCCCAATACGTCCAGAGCGAACAGGCACGTTTCAACCAGCAATCCGGATTTGATAAATTCAGCGAAATATTTGGCAACCGTTACCGTAACGCACTGGTTGGCGCTCCACTGCCGCAATACGAACAATCCACCGGCAGCAAGGTAGGAGATGTTCTTACGGAGCTGGCTGCAACCGGGGCGGCTTTCGGGCTGAATCCAGGAGCCGGATCCGGCAGCATATGGAGTGGCTTCTCCCGCGTCGGGGAAAAGGTAGCGGAGAAGGTTGTCCCGAAAACTATGCAGGCGGCCGCAAAAACTGCGGCGAAATCAGCGCCGAAGACATTTTCCAATGTTCTTACGGCAGCCGGTATGAAAGCGCCTATGGCTGCCGCAAAAGAGGCCGGAACATTTGCGACGATGGGAGCCTATGAATCGGCCGTCGGAAAGAAAGATGCCGGGGATACCGCCAAAACGATCGCCGGGGATGCCCTGCTCGGGGCTGGCTTTGGGGTGGCGGGATCCTATCTCGGGGAGTCCTTTAAACTTCTGAAGACGTATCTCAAAAAAGCGCCTAAAGAGCTGAAGACGGCAACCGAACCCGTCACCCTTGAAAAGGTGAATACTGCGCCGGCTCTGAAAGCGACGTCTCCCGAAGGGAAATATAAAATAAAGAATACAGGATGGGAAAAGGCGGTATCCGATTATAATGCCGCCATAGAGAAAATCCAAAACCATTTCAAGACAAACGAGCTCCGCGCCAACGAGATCCCGCTGATCAAGTCGGAGCTCAAAATCGACCTGGATGAAATCATCGGACGAATGGAGAAGTACGAAACCAAGTCCACTCGGCAACTGCTCCAGGAGGCTGAATCGATCAGTAAGGTGAAACGCGCCGCCGGATTGGCTGAAGATAAAACATACGATATTATCGACGCTGCCAGACAGAACAGGATCACCGCGGCTTCGGAGGGTCAAAAGGGTGAAATCGGCTCATCGGTGCAAAAAGCAGCAATGTACAAAAGCCGGTTCAAAGATGTCGGTGATTTTTATGATTTTGTTGTGGAGAACAAAGGCAATAAGGCAGAGCAAAACAAAAGCTATTATCAGGCAGCAACCAGTAGCGGATCAACCGTAGATGTTCCATCTGAAGCGATAAACCATTTAATAAATAGGCACGGTCTTACAAAAGAGCAGAGTTCAAAATTTATTGAAAGTCTTGATAATGTGTTGGAAGCTTCCGAATATACGGGTTCGAAGCCTTATGACGGTAAACGGATCAAAGTAAAGATTGATACTCCTTTAGGGAAAGCGGGAGTTGTGATCGATTACTTTAAATCCGGAAGAGTATTGCTGAAGACGGTCTTTGTTGATAATGAAAAAGCTATTTCCTCGTGGATGAAACAAGGTGACTTCAGCCTGCTCTCGCAAGCGTCCAAAGAACGCTCCGCAGCTTTTTCGACTGACAATCACCTTTCAATATCAAGCATACAACAGGCGCTTGGTATTGTCAAGAAGCCATCTAAAAGCAAGGTTGCCACTATTGAATCTGGCACATTTGATAAAACAATCAGTGTAAAACCAACGCCATTAGAAGTATCCAGCGTCAAATCGTCTGGTAAGAAAAGACCACGAGAAACAACAAAATCCGATTTCAACGATTTGTTGGCACAGGATAATGTTTATATAAGAACCGTCAGAACTCCACAAAAGGATATTGAAGGAAGAGTAAGCACTCCATCCGGAAAATTGGGTATTGAAATGGGAATAAAAAGTTACCACACTGGTGTCAGTGGTTTTAAAGGTAGTGATTCAAAAAGATTATTTGAGTGGATGACTCACGAGGGGTGGCCTAATGAAAATGTTGCTGCATATAGGGGCAAGCCAACAAAAGAGCAAACCGTTCTCGATCGTGGTGAAGTTGAGTTTAATCCAAGCAAAATAATAGTCTCAGTCCCAACAAAAACATTTATCGAGGCCGAAGGCGATTTTCACAAAGCAGTAGTTATCGATGCTGTCAACAAGGGCAAATCAGTTCCAGATGACGTGCTTAAGGATTATCCTGATATAATGCAAAAAGGTAGCAAGACCGTGGAAGGTGTCATGGCTAAGGCTGTAAAAACGGAGTCCCTGATCAAGAAAAAGATGGAGCTGCCCTTTGAGGAAGGCAAGGGCGTCGAGATGGTGAAACGCAGCGACATCGAAAAATTCATCAGCGAATCGCTGGACATACCGGTCGCCCAGGGGAAGTACCGGCAGAAAGCGTATGGTATTTTCAAGGTGAAGCCGGAGGTCATCCGACTGAAGCAGACGAAGGATATCGAAACCCTGTTCCACGAAACGGGGCACTTCCTGGACAAGAAACTCAACCTGCGGAGCAAAGCCTCTTACAATGAGCTTATACCACTCGGCAAAGTTACTTCCAGACCGGATTACACCAAGGATACCATCATGGCCGAAGGTGTTGCCGAATTCGTTCGTTATTACCTTGTGGATCCTAAGCAGGCAAAAAAGTTGGCACCGTTTTTTTATGATTACTTTACATCAATCCTGAAAAAAGACACCCGTCTCGATGGCATGATGAAGACGATCCAGAAGGCGACGGAAAATTATATCAAACAGGATCCTCAGGCGAGGCTTCTTTCAAATGTATCTGTCGGTAAATTCAACCTGAAGGAGCGGGCCAGGAAAGCCATGCGAGAAGCGAATGCCGAGAAGCTTTATTCGATCACCATCGATGAGCTCAAACCACTGCAGCGTGTCGTGGACGAAATTACCGGCGGGAAAAAAATTTCGTCCAGCGAGAATCCTTTTGAATTGGCCTGGTTGAACCGTGGCTGGCAGGGAAGAGCTGAGGCCTTCCTGAAATTCGGCCGCGTCGACAAGAATTTCAATAAGGTCGGAAAGTCATTTGAGGAAATACTCAAGCCGGTAAATAAGAACCTGGATGACTTCAGGGCTTATGCCATTGCCAAAAGGGCCAAAGAACTTGCGAATCGTGAAATCGAAACAGGAATTCTGAGACAGGATATAGATGCCGTTCTTTCTCGCCATTCCGGAAAAGATTTTGATACGGTGCTGGACGATTTGATGAAGTACCAGGACGATGTTCTCAACGAGCTGGTAACCTCCGGCGTGCTCGGAAAGGAATCGATAGAATCAATGCGGAAGCTTAACAGGGACTATATTCCTTTTCAGCGCGTAATGGAACAGTTCCAGAAGGGCGGCGGCATCGGCAAAGGGTACCAGGCATATTCTCCCGTCAAAGGGATCAAGGGAAGCACCCGGGACATTATCGATCCGCTGGAGAGCATTATAAAAAATACCTATGTGGCAATTAACATGGCCGAACGGAACCGGGTCGGGAAAGCTCTGGTCCTGCTGGATCAAAAATTTGACGGACTCGGGAAGTTCTTTGATAAGGTTCCGCCGAAAATGATGGGGCAGACGATCAAACTGAAGGATATCGAAAAGGCCCTGCAGGATGCCGGTGCTGATACAGAGGCAATCAACCTGGAACAGGTAGCGAATATCTTCCGGCCGAACCGGTTTGTTGGTAAGGATAACATCATCACGGTATTCCGGGAAGGAAATCCAGAGTATTATGAGGTGTTTGACGAATCCCTGTACAGGTCCATGCTATCACTCGACAGGGAGAGTATGAATACGTTGACAAAACTCCTGTCTTTCCCTGCAAAAATCCTGCGTGCCGGCGCTACATTGACGCCTGAATTCGTGGCAAGAAACCCGCTGCGGGATATGCTGTCCGCCGTTGTATATTCAAAGTATGGTTTCTTTCCGGTAGTAGACACAGCCCGCGGATTGTTTCACGCCATCCGGAAGGATGACCTTTACTTGAAATGGATCAGCTCCGGAGGAGCAAATAGCATGTTCGTGTCCATGGATCGCGATTATTTGCAGAAAAATCTTCGAAGCATGTTGAAGACGTCCATGAAGGATAAAGCTCTTAATATTATAACCCATCCTATGGAAGCATTGCGGACGTTTTCGGAATTCACGGAAATTGCGACCAGGCTCGGAGAGTTTGGAAAAGGAATAGAAAAGGAAGGGATGACAGCGGAAGGGATCCGGAAAGCTGCTCTGGCCAGCAGGGACATAACCCTCGATTTTGCGCGATCCGGAACCGCCGGAAAGCAGATCAACAAGGTCGTTGCTTTCTTCAATGCGTCGCTGCAGGGTACCGACAAATTGATCAGAACTTTCAAAGAGAGGCCGTTGCAGGCCACGACAAAAGCAGTAGCCTGTATAACGCTTCCGTCAGTGCTGCTCTACTATGCCAACAAGGATGACAAGCGGTACCAGGAGCTTCCCCAGTGGCAGAAGGACACCTTCTGGATTATTCTGACGAAGGACAAGATTTATCGCATACCGAAGCCCTTCGAACTTGGAATGATCTTCGGCACCGTTCCGGAACGAATGTTGCAATGGATTGAGGGGAACGACAAGGAGGCCTTTGATGGATTTGGCCAGCGCTTGAAGGAAACCTTCGTTCCGGATGTAATACCGACAGCGCTTCTCCCGATCGTTGAAGCGTGGACAAACTATTCCTTCTTCCAGGGGAGGAACATCGTCACCCAGAGCGAGAGCAAGCTTGAACCGTGGGCTCAGTACAGCGCCTATACCAGCGAGACGGCGAAGCTTCTCGGAAAGGCTCTCAACCAGTCCCCGAAGATCATTGAGAACACGATCACCGGGTATGGGGCCGGGACTGCCGACTACGCCCTTGATGTTTCCGACCTTCTTCTGAAGGCCTCCGGCATGATCAAGGCGAAAACGCTTCCGAAAGCCACTATTGAACAGTATCCGCTATTTAAAGGGCTGATGTCAAAGGCCTTTCAGAGCAGCGACAGCGTGGACAAGTTCTACGACCGGCTCGATGAATTGGAGAAGTCGTATGCAACTGCCAAGAAGGATAAGAAGCCGTTTTCAGATATGGCCGAACTGAAGCTACTCCGGAAACAGAAAGATAAACTGAGCGAGATCCGCAAGCAGATCAACAAGGTTTACGAGTCTTCCGATTACACCGGCGAAAAGAAAGCGGAGGTTATCAATTCGCGTACCATTGACATGATCAATATTGCCCGGCGGGCGTTGGGGAAGGATCCCGTTGAAAAAGACTGATCTTCCGTTTTTAGCGATATTCCCATATGGTGATACAATAAATTTAAGCAAAGGAAGAGGCGGTGCAGCATGTCGGAAACCGTAATCGTGGCATTAATAACAGGTGGAGCTGGTGTTGTGTGCAGTATTATTACCGGGTTAATCGCCAGCGGCAAGACTATTTATCGGATTGGCCTTCTGGAAAAGAAGGTTGAGAAGCACAACAGCCTGGTCGAGCGCATGACGGCCGTCGAAACAAAAGTGGCATTCCTGGAGAAGGAGGCGGGGTAAATGTACAATTTCGGAAAAGTGGGATTTGATCCCGGACATTACGCCGGCGCGAACGCCGGACCTGGTACATATCGGGAAGGGGATGTCATGCTCCAGCTGGGGCTGATGCTCCAGAAGGCGTATGGATGTTTCCTTACCCGTGCGAATGGGAACGACCTGGTGCTTCTCAAACGCGCCAAGCTTGCGAAGGAAGCCGGCTGTAATACGCTGATATCGCTTCACACGAATGCACCGGAGGCGGCGAAGGGAATCATTGTTTTCTACAGCCTGGCACATCCCGCGGATCGTGCTATTGCGGAATACATAGGGCAGGAAATTTCAAAGGCGGAAGGGATTCCCTTCAGGGCGGCGAAAACCAGGCCGTCGGATACCCGCTCCGATCGTGACTATTATGGTATGATCCGCTATCCCGTTGATCTTGGAATCGAACATCCTTTCATTGTGGAGCACGGCAGCCACTGGGAGATGGCTGTCAATACGCAGGACAAGCTTCTGAAGATCACGGAATGCTATGGCAGGATCCTTGGCGTGAAAAAGGAAATGACCGTTTCGGAGGCAATAGATATATGGGTAGGGGTAGGGGCCGGCGTCGTATTGGACCCCGCAGGGATGAAAAAGGATTTCGAAACAGGATCATTCAGGCCGGACAGGATGAAGGCCTTTGTGATAAAGTCAGCACAATATATAAGGAAAGGATGATGAATTGTTGAAGAGGATGGGCAAAATTCTATGTACATTGATCGTGGCAATGATGTTCATCATGATGGCGTGCTCGGTAGTATTTGCCACTGACAGTTCGCCGGGCACCGCGGAGCCGCAGAATGAGTTTATCTCCTGGGCGTACCTTGGAACAATGACCGGTGCCGTAGCGGCCACTACGCTGATCGTTCAGTTCCTGAAGGTGCCAATCGACAAGGTATGGAAGATCCCGACGCGATTTATTGTTTATGTGTTCTCAGCACTTATCCTTGTGGCAGCGGAATGTATTACCCAGGGCGGCATTACATGGGCACGAGTAGGATTAATATTATTGAATGCCATTATTGCTGCTACGGCAGCCATGGGCTCCTACGAGATCACGTTCGCGAAGAGCGAAAAGACATCCGTCTCAGCAAGAGACAAGCCTGGTTAAGCCTCGTATAACAGTGTTTGATGGAATATGTATAGCTTGTAGGTGTTAACTCGTTTACACCTACAGGCTATACATATTCTCGCTTTACGGCGTAAATAGCACCTTCCGGAACACTTTCAACGAAAAATCATCATCGCGCTGGTCCTTCGTTTTGACGTATTCGACTTTTTCAATGA